AACAAAACGTTGGACAGGATATTGGCAACGAAGAAAAATAGATTGGAAAAATAGATACCTTGTCACTTATTCACATCCGCACAGAGAATTGATTTCCAGAGTTCTTGCCACTTTTACTTGGATGTCATTGTTGGAGATCGGTTGCGGCCCCGGAGCGAATATATATAACATTATCTCACATTTTAAGGGTAAACAAATAGGGGGAATTGATATTAACGAAGATGCCATCAATCTTGCAAAACAAACGTTTAACGGCGCGTTTTTAAAGGTGGGAAACACGGAAGATATTATGATGTCGGATAAGTCGGTGGATGTTGTCTTGTCGGATATGTGTCTTATGTATATTCGCCACCCGGACAAGGCGATAAAAGAGATAATGCGAGTAGCCCGCACGCATATTGTTTTTTGTGAGTTGCATTCCGATAGTTTTTATGGTAAAATTAAATTGCTTTTCAAAGAAGGATATTATGCTCATAATTACTTGAAACTCTTGGAAAAACACGGATTTTATGATATAATGATTATGAAGATTCCATTGGAGTGCTGGCCCGACGGTAATCCTCAAAAGACATATGGGTATATTATCAAGGCGAGAGTGCCAAAAAACATTACACACACTTATAATTAAATTAAATATATGATCACATTTATTTTGTTGGGCATTATAGCGTTCGCGGAAATTCTGCGACTTGTATTAACTCATACCAAAACGACAAAAAAGGCGCATTTTAAACAGAAATTTGAAGGAACCCAAAAAATGATTTGGGATTTAGAATTTAAGGTATTTAAAACGCGCGAAATCAGAGAAGACATCCGCGTGGAATATGAATCCATGCAATCTCGGATTCAATCATACAAACAACAGATTAAAGACGGTGTACAAGGTATAGAAGATCAGCTAACCTTAGCTGAACGAGACGCGGGACGATTACTCGCTCAAATTAAGCAATTGGATATAGAAGTCAACGGAACGAAACCGACCAATGAACATCCTGACGGTGCGACCGGAATCACGCACCAAATAGATTCTTTGAGAGAGTTGCGTGGAATGCTACAAGATTGGATTTATAAATTATAAAATAATGATAGATAATTGTCAAGGAGAAGAACCAGAAACAACAGGAAAAATCAGGAACGAAAAAGGACAATTCGTCCCCGGGGTTTCGGGCAACCCCGCAGGGCGACCGAAAGGACAAACAATTAAAAACAAAATAAAATTGATTTTGGAGGAAGGGCCAGGGAGATTGGAAGAATTTGTGGAACGCTTAATCGCGGAAAACCCCGCGCTTGTATGGCAAATGCTTGAAGGTAAACCACCTCAAGATTTGAATTTGGGAAGTAATCCGGACTTGCCTTTTACTATTAAAATAATTAGAGATGAACGAGAAAATAATCAAACTATTTCCGACACAGTTTGATGCTTTAAATTTTGAAACGCAATTTGCCGCCGCGGTAGCGGGTGTTCAGAGCGGAAAAACATTTTTAGGGGCGCATTGGGCGGGGAAGAAGATGGTGGAATATCCGCAAGGAACCGGAGTTATTATCGCTCCCACGTATAATATTTTAAGACAGGCAACGCTAAAAAAGTTTTTTGATACGTTTCCCGAATTACGAGCATGGTTTAGGGAACATAAAGGAGAGATACATTTGCCGACAGGAGGAATTATTTATGTCCGGTCCGCCGATAAACCGCTCGGCATTGAAGGTATAACGGCCCATTGGATATGGCTCGACGAGGGCGGAATGACATCGGTTCTGACATGGACGGTGTGTCGCTCAAGAGTATCAATGACCGGCGGACAGATTCTAATTACGACAACGCCATATAACATGGGTTGGCTCTATAAAGATTTTTATATCCCATGGAAAGCCGGTAATGACAAATCTTTATCATTTTTTACATGGCGATCAATAGATAATCCATATTTTTCTTCGGATTTTTATGAAGCGGAAAAAAGAAGATTGAGGCCGGAAGAATTTGCGCGAAGATATATGGGCGAATTCAAAAAGATGACGGGATTGGTGTATGATATACCCGACGAATTGATAATCGCGCCGATTGACATCCACATCAAAACAGAAGCGAGAATTATGGGAGTTGATTGGGGATTCAGAAACCCGGCGGCGATAGGAATTTGCTATTTTAGAGACAATGTCTGGCAAATTGCGGACGAATGGAAGCAGGCCGAACGGACAACGGCGGAAATAATACAAGTTATTAAAAATAAAGTATCGGAGCATAAGGTAACGGCAATATATCCCGACCCCGCCGAACCCGACAGAATTGAGGAATGTCGCAGAGCAGGACTTCCGATTATGGCAACGAATAAAGACATAAAAGGTGGAGTTAGTTTTATTCAGCAACTCATCCGAGAAAAAAGATTTTTAATAGCCAATAATTGTAAGGAGACGATTGATGAGGCTTCTATGTATCATTATCCGGAATTTCAGGAAGAAAAAGCCGAAAAGGATGAACCTGTAAAATTTAACGATCATCTTATGGACGCACTAAGATACGCGATTTATTCCTTTAGCCCGCCGATGCCAAAGATTAGATACGAACAATCACAACCAAGTAAACCATATTATGCGGATAGAGATATTGTGTTTTAATGAAAATTACTTTAGACATTAAAAATTTGGAAAATTCTAATTTTACTCCCGAAAGATTAAAAATATACGAAGAAATAATAACGGCATTAGTGTCTTCGGGGGGATTTGATGGAGTAAAGGGAGGACAAACGATAATTCATTTTGACGCGATAGGACAATTTGTCGGTGTTCAGTTAAGTTATTGGCCGTGGCGGCGAAAGAGAGTTGACAAATGAAATTTAAAAGAGTATAATTAAATAAAATCCTAACCACACATAACGGCGGAATTCAACATAACGAATTCCGCTTTTATTTATGCCAGAAACACAAATACAAATTAACGAATCCCTGATGGATAAGCTCGTGGCTGAAAAAACGGCCGCGAATGAATTGCAAAAACGCAAACATGAAGATTGGAACGATAACTATGAGCTTTACCGCAATAAAGTTAAAACGAATCGTTTGACCCAACGACAAGCCGTCAATATTCCTTTGATGAAAGAAACAATTAAAACGATTCTTTCAAAAATTGACGACGCGCCAAACGCCGAATGGAAAGAGATGGGCGGGAACGAAGACAAAGAACTTATTTATCAAGAAATTTGGGATGCGGCATTAAGAGAAAATAAACTGGAACTGATTGACATTTTGGACAAAAAAAATGTTCTTTTATATGGATTAAGCGCGAAAAAATTGAACATCGGAGATACTGGGGTATCCATCAACGTCCTTGATGTTTATGACATTGTTTATGATCCTCTTATGTCCGCCTCCGATAGTGAGACGGCAAAATTTATAATTCATCAGAATATATTTCGCTCCATAAGAGAAATCCTCGCCGATGACAGATATGCCAAAAACGGCAAAGATGAATTAATGAGTTGGGTCAATTCGGAACCGGGACTGACGCAATCGGAAGAAAATAAAAAGAATTGGGAATTAAAAATGGAACGGTTAAAAGATATGGGCGTTGATCATCAGGATTTTTCTCTTTTTGTTGGCGGCGACAGATTGGTGAATCTAACCGAACATTACACCAACATTTGGAACATAAAAAAGAAAGAATGGGAACGAAAAGTGGTGGTATACGCCGATGATCATGTTGAACTTTTAAATGAAACCTTGATGGATTTAACCGGAGTTGACTTTTGGCCGTTCATTGTTTGGTCGGAAGACCCGGAAATAAATGATATTTATCCCGATTCCGTTGCTGATTTGGTGAGAACGCCGAATAAAGTATTAAATGTCTGGTTCAGTCAAATGATTGAGAATCGCACTTTGAAGAATTTTCAGATGCACTGGTTTTTGCCGGGTCAGAATTATACGCCCCAAACTTATACTCCCGGCCCCGGCGTTATGCTTCCCGCGCCTCCGGGAGATGACATTAATAAAGTTATTAAGCCGGTTGAAATTTCGGGCCTTGACGATACACTCACGGCCATCTCCGCCTTAACCCAGATCGTTGAACGAGGAACAGGAGCCACGGCGATTGAAAAAGGACAACCGGAAAAAGGCGTACAAACTCTTGGAGAAGTGCAAATCCTTGTAGGTAAAGCAATGGAGCGTTCAATTGGAATAGCGAAATTTTATAAAATGGCATGGCATGAGACCTGCTGGAAATGGGACAAGTTAATGCACGCCAATGCTCCGAAAATTCTAAAATTATACAAAACTTCAAGAACCGGTAAAATTTATTCCAAAAAGATATATGCTTCGGATTGGAAATCAACGGCGGGATACGAGCCGATGATTCGCTCTTCTTCGGAACAAGAGCAGGAATCATTAAAAACTATACAAAAGTTTATGTTTCTTCTTGCTCAATTTCCCAATAACGAAGCATTAAGAAAAATAGCGCAAAAGAGAATGTTGGAATCCGTTGACTTATCTTCTGAAGAGTTAAAACAAGTTGAATCTTCGGAAGAAAAACAGCAACAGCAACCGCAACAGCAAGAACAAGAACAATCGCCGCAGGGTTTTGCCGAAATTCAAAACAAAATGGGCGAACTCGCAGCTTTATCAAGATAATAAAATAAAAATATGCAACACGATGATATTGTAGATAAATTTAAAGGAATGCTGGAAAGTCAAATTCATATCGCCAAACAAGCGAGAATGGAAGATGACCGACGGCGTTTAATGTCCACGATAGGACAAGATTTGGCGCAAATGCTCGCGCCGTTTCTTGCCGAGGTAGCTTCATCGTCAAAATTAAACAAAGAAACCTTGGCGGAATTAATGTATCAACTGCGTGGAGAAGTGGCAAACAAGGAAATGGCGGGAATAGACACAACCCCGATTATTAACGCTATTGAATTAACACTCGGGAATTTTAAAGTTCCCGAGCCGAAAGTTACCGTTACAATACCTCCCATCAAAATTCCCGACATTAAAATGCCCGAAGAAATGAACATTAAGGGTTGGGTATCTTTGATGGGCGTTGATTTGAATAATCCCCTGCCGGTTCAATTAAGAGACGCGAAAGGCAATCCAATACATCTTTTTGAAAACTTAACGCAAATTTTAAACGGTGGGGGCGGAGGAAAACACGATTTCTTTACCATAAAAGGATTTAGCCAATCGGCTTTCGCGGAAGTTATAAATCCCGACGGAAGAATAAAAGTAGAAATCGCAACAGGAGGTTCGGGACTTACCGACGCCGAATTAAGAGCCGCGCATTTAGATGTTCAGCAAGTCAGCGGGGCAACAGATTCCGTTTATGTTACGGGTATTTTTAATTCTATTTCGGCTGATGTCATTAATCCGGACAATAGAATAAAAGTTGAATTGCCGACGGGAGGAAGTAGTTTAACCGATGCAGAATTGAGAGCCACTCACCTTGATACTCAGCAAGTTTCCGGCGCAATTGATTCTGTTTATGTTACCGGAATATTTAATTCAATAAGCGCCGATGTTATCAATCCGGACAATAGAATAAAAGTTGAATTGCCGACAGGCTCATCGGGATTAACCGACACGGAATTGCGGGCATCACATCTTGATGTTCAACAGGTTAGCGGAGCTATAAGTAGCGTGGAAGTCAAATCAATGCCCGCCGTTATCGTAACAAGCGTAACCAATAGTGTGGCCGCCGCGATAGTGGATTCCAATGGTAATCAATATGGCGGCTCAAATCCCATACCAATTACTCTTATTTCTGGCGCGTTGGTTTCAACCATCGCGGTGGGCCCGACAGCGGCTGACGCGATAGATGATAATTCCGCGCCCATAAAAGCGGGCGGTGTCGCGCGCACGGCCAATCCAACAGCGGTCGCGGGCGGTGATGTGGTTTCTGCTTCTTATGACGACGTGGGAAGGCAACTTACAAGACCCGTACAGGCAAGAGATTTAATCGCCACGGCTTATGTTTCTGTGTCTAATGGAACCGAAACAACTCTTTTGGCGGCGATCGCAGGTTCTTATCTTGATTTGATTTATGTAATGGGTACAAATAACTCCGATGTAGCGGTTACGGTGGATTTAAGAGCAGTTACCGCGGGGAATATTGTAACAAGCGTTCGTATTCCAGCAAATGGAACCGCGGGCGTTGCGTTGCCGGTGCCGATTCCGCAAGACGAAACGGGAAATAATTGGACAGCTGATTTGCCGGACATTACAGGTACCACGGTTACATTATCAGCATTATTCAGTAAGGAAATTTAATCAATAAAACCATGGCTGCTTGGACATACATCCAAAATTTTAATTCGCTTAATACTGCCGACTTAACCGGACAAGATTCTTGGTCTGGCGATGTGTTATTTGACGTTCAAGAAAGTGTAGTTCAAGAAGGAGCGAAAGCTGTATCAGTTAGTCCGCCGTCAGTAACTGAAATATACATTAACAGAACCTTACCCGCGGGGGTTGATAGTGGAACAATGATATTTTATGTTAGAGCCACTAAAACATCGGGTGAGGCGGGGGGTGTACAGTTTAGAGTCGGAACGACTTTTGCGGGACGAATCAGATTGAATGCCGATATTTATATTGACGGTACGACAACCGAAAGTATTAAATCAGCATTTAGTGCCAATACTTGGTATAAAATTACTGTTGAATTTCTGTCCTCAACCACCTTTAGGGCTAAAGTGGACGATGGAGCTTTCAGTGCCGCCATAACTTATGACGCGGGTCAATCTAATCCAGACACCGTAAGGTTTACCGCCTACGATACGGGAAGTGTTTATTGGGATAATATCAATGATGGAACTGTGGCAATAGTAAAAATTCCTCAACCTAATTTACTTTTAATAGGAGTGGCTTAACATGAATTTAATCAATAAACTTTTCGAAAAAAGAGGAATAAAACCCGAAGAATTAAGCAAGGAAGAAAAAGACACGATAGAACAATGGCAAAAAATCTTATCCGAAGAAACAATAACTCTTGAAAGTGTTTTGGAGTTTTGTGAAAATCAAGTCGGAAACATAGAACGGCAATTTAAGGATTTGGACAGTTCAAAGAATAAAATTGAAAAACTGGTTTTACTTCATTCCGTTTATGCTTCTTTGCGGGAATTGATAAAAAGTCCAAAGGCGCAAAGAGAATCACTTGTAAAATACTTAACATCATTATTATAAAAATATGCCTATTACAAAAAAAGGGAAAAAGATATTGAAAGCAATGAAGAAACAATACGGTGGTAAAAAGGGTAAACAAGTTTTTTATGCCTCCATAAATAAGGGCGTCATTAAAGGCGCCGAAGGTCGTAAGAGGCATGTCGCAATAACAAAAGGAAAAAAACATGGCAAAAAATAAAATATACGAAATGGAAACGGTAGAAATTCCCGTGAAAATTCCTGTCATTGTAAAATCGGAAAAAGAAAAATATTTAGAATTATATCAGACATTGAAAGATTTGAACGTAAGAAGCATAAGCGATTTGGAGAATTTAATAGCTAATTGCAAATAAAACGTCATAAAAACTGACCTCGGTATGTCATTAAACTGCCGGATAATTAGAGTTTAACCATCTCATAAAATGGAAATTCAAACAGAGGTTCCGGAAACTCAAATCGATCCGGAGGTTGCGATACCTATAATCGCAGAGGAAACGCCGTCTGCCGAGCAGATAGCCGACCTCACGCACAGGGCGACGGTAAGTTCACAAAACTTCGAACGGGCAAAAAAAGCCGAGAACGAAGTTAAAGAACTCCGCGCTCAGTTGGAAGAATTAGTAAGTAATAATGAAATTCCTTCCGATGTGGACGAAGATACGCGTAAACTTAAGGCCGAGATTTCCGACATAAAAGGAAGATTGGCCAAGAGCGAAATTCTTGAGACGCATCCTGAGCTTAAGGAATTGTGGAATGATTTTGAATCATTTCGCGAAGAACCCGAAAATAAAGGATTGCAACTCAAGACCGCGGCTAAAGCGTTTCTTGTAGAAAAAGGAATACTTGAGCCGAAACGCAAGGGACTCGAAAAACCCACAGGCGGACAAAAAACGCCATTATCGTCCGGAATGAGCGGCGAAGAATTAAAAAAACTTCGCGAGACCGATTTTAAGAAATATAGAGAAATGCTTAAAAAAGGTCAGATAAAACTCTGAGGTCGCGGAAGGAATAACATTGAAAACTTAATTGAATAATCGCTTATAATCGGTTAATCAATTATAGTTTATCAATTAAAGTATGAATTTGAGTAATTTTGGAGAACAATTCGCGGCAAAGGTTCTTGAAAAAACTTATGCCAGCGCGGTTGTTGACGCAATCGCGAACCGCGATTACGAGGGTGAGATTAAAAAGCCCGGAGATAGAGTTAATATTCTATCTTTCTTAAACAGTATTTTGCTTTCCGATTATGCGGTCGGTTCGGACATGGCTTCCGAAACGATTGTTGACGCGGAAGATCAACTTGTTGTTGAGAAGAGAAAATATTATAACTTTTCTCTTGACAGGTTGGAAAATCTCTTCACTTATGGCGGAGATATTCCGGAGAATCTGCTTACCGACGCGGCAAAAGTTCTTGAGCGAACTATCGACACTTACCTGCTCGATAAATTCGGCTCAGAAGCCAAGGCCGGCAACTGGATTGGTATTGACCTTATTGTTGAAGGCGGCGCTTCAGGCACTTCAGCTTCTATCGTCACAACCGCGACGGGCGGTACGGTAACGGTTAATTCAACCGGTGTCGCAACCGTTGAGACAAGTGTTGGCGCGGCGGAAAATCCGCGCGACGGCGTGGTGTATTTCGCGGGTTTCCAGAACGCCGATTTGTATAAAGGTTTCCGGCTTCGCTCAACAGCGGCCTTTGTTTCTCCGTGGTATCGCATTTCGGGTATCACGAGTTCAACACAGGCGTCATTGACCGAATGGGATGAAGCGGTGTCCGGTTCTGATTTTGAGGAAGGACATACTCTTCGCGGATTATTCGGCGGAGACGGAGTTAGTTTCCCCAAATACGGCGACGGCAACGCTTCGCTTCTCACAATGATGGGTCTTGGTTGGGAAATTCAAGCGGCTATCGCCACGGCGGTTACCGCGGCGACTATCTATGACCAAGCGACATTATTGGCGGAAGCGTTGGACAGTAATGAAGTCGCATCTGAAGAACGGAAACTTACCGTTCCCCCGGCGGGCATTACAATGCTTCGCCAAGCGGCCGAATTACAGCCGACGGGAATCGCTGAGATTTATTCCGGTACCGTTTTGAACGGGCGGGTAATGAGATTTGGCGGTTTTGACGTGCATTCTGCGGCGGGAACTCGCGTATCAACCAGAGCCGGACATTCTCCGGGCTCGGGAGTGGCGAATGATGTTGTCTTTACCGCCGCGACAACCGGCTATGTTGTACCGGCAAATCATTTGGGTTTTATCACTTATGCGGATAAGTGGAGTGAATCCCGTGTGATTGATGCGGAAAATCAATTTGCGAAGAAATATCAGGGCTTGTTCCTGTTTGGCGCGAAAGTGCCGAGACAGCGCAGAAAATATGGAGCCGTGTTATTTGGAAGTTTTTAACAATTAGCTAAAAATTCGTTCGTCTATCGGGGAGTATGCTGGCGCAAACTTCCCGATAACGCCAGCAGAGGAGCGAATCCAAAATGAATGAAAATGAAGTTATTGCGTTGTTTTTATCGGTTGCTTAAAAAAACCCCCGCCGACATGGAGATGGTGCGTTATTGGAAAACCCAATCCGGCGTTCAGGCAAAAGTAACGGAAAAAGATGGAGTAACGATAATGATTATGGAAGGAGAAATATATCCTTTTCCCGGATTCCCGCGCGGATACTTGTTATACGGAAAGCTCTCAATGTTAAAACACGAAATAAAGAATCGAATTTTTAACGATTCTTGGGCCAAACTTGAACAAAAGATTTCTGAAAAAGAAATAATCAGTGAGATAAAACAAACGGTAACAAAAATAGACATTCTGTTTGAAGAAAACAAATACGACATTATTCCGCTGGGAAAAATGGTTCCGGCAATGCAGGAAATATACAGAGCTTGGACAGCGGTATCGCCGCGAACGGAAAAATTAAGAGATTTAATTCTTTTTATTCTTCAGGAAGATGATAGTTACAGATTCCGGTTTCAATGGATTGTCGGATATATGCCGACTTGGATATTTAGATTTATAAATCCAATATGGAGTTTTGAAAAAGCATTAATTTGGTTGGAAAATGCGGAAATAATAGGGGACATGAAAGAACGCATACGGCTTTTCCGAAGAATTATAATGTTAATTCTGAAAGACGAACAAATCAAAAAAGAATTTGTTAAATTATTTCGGGAAATAAATTGGAAAAAAGTAAAATTAACCAAAGCCGATAAATATTTTTTCAGAGGTAAATATTTTAAGGTGGATTTAGACAAATTTGAATATTAAAATATGCCAATTCTTGACATAGACGCGAAAAATTTCATAGCGGGCGAAAGCCAGTCCGATTTTATTTCGGACAAGGGGTTTTCTCCCGATAGCATAAACTTGAACCTTACCAAAATCAGAGGATTGCTTTATTTCAATGAAGCGGTAACAGACAGGGGCGGCGCCGTTTTAACCGGAAATATTATCGCCTCGTCTCCCGATCCCGCTTATTTAGGAAATGATGCGTATTATTTAGACGATGAAGGCGCGTTTTATACTTTAGACGGCGCGACGTTAACAAAAAAACAAACTTCTTCCGGATATACTTATATATTGGGAACAAGCGAAATAATTCCCTTTAAACAAGAAATTTTCGCGACATCAAATACGGCAATAGCAAAACTTACCAATAATTTCGCCGCGATTATTGAAGATTGGTGGGCGGGACTTACCGTCGCGTATAGACACCCGATGGAAGTTGTAGAAGATGAACTTTTTATCGCCAACAAAAATGTTATTTATTATTGGAATGGAACTTCAAGCGGCACGGCATTTACTCTTCCGAGTGAAGTCAACATAACTTCTCTTCGTAAACATCCGGACGGTAGAACACTTTTGGCATTTACCGGAATCACGGTTAATTATTCACATACTCGCAACGGCGGAGGAAAAGTATATTTTTGCGATCCCGTTATACGCGATTGGACGAGAGAAGTTGAAATAGAAGCGCAAGTGGAAGGTTCGAGAGTTGTAGGTGGCATAATTTATGTAACGTGGGGAAACAACTTTGGATATTTTAATGGAAGTGGATTGATATTTTTAAAAAAATTTGCAACTTCCATAATTACTTATTCACACAATATAATCAACTTAGAAGATATTTTATTAGTAAGAGACGGTTTAAATATTCTTGGGTTTGGGAATTTGGGGGCCGGAAATGTTTGGTGGAAATTGTTTCGGAACACGGCAAATAGCCAAAACATTAACAACATTTTATATAAGGGAGATAATAAACTTTTGGCGGCGTATAGTGATGGCGCGGACGCGGGAAAACTTGTTGAAATTGATTATGACAACGCCGGCACGACGGGGGCTTTTTATTCCAACCGATACAATTTTGGTTCAACGATAAAAATAAGACGGATTGATATTTTTCACGACACCACCAATACCATGGGAACAACCGCCTTTGACGTAAAACACAGATTACTTGATGATACGGAAGAAATAATAGAATCTATATCATACGATTCTCAAAGCATAAATAAAACTAGAATTCAATGTGATATAACGGCAGACATTTTCCAATTGGTGATTGTTCCGCAAACCGACGATATGGGCATTAAGCTAATTAGAATATACTATGATCCAATCAAATGAATCAAAATTAGGAGGCGCGGAAGAATTTGAAGGATTAAATCATTTTTTTAATCTTGAAGGATTTATCCGCACTCTTATCGAAGAACCCGCTTATGTGCCGCGAAAGTTAGCCGATCAGATTGTTTTAGTGAGAACTGGCGGAAGTACAAGCGCGTATTTATATGATACGATAAATACGACTTGGCGACGCGTAACTTTAACTTAAATGATTGCAAATTTTGGAGATATAAAAAATGACGTGATAAGAAAACTCGGCATTTCCACTACCGCGGCTTTTTATACCGACACCATCTTAAATGAATGGATACAACAGGGAGTGCGGTGGGGAACCTCTTACAAAAAATGGCCTTTTACTGAAGGAAGAATATCAACTACTTACGCCGCAACGGAAGAATGGAGTTTTGAAGGAATAAAAGCCGACTCCATCAGATTGCTTCAGGTCGGCGGAAAAAGATTTCAAAAACTTAATTTTGAGGATTATCAAATATTTAAAGAAGAAGAACCGGACGGCGAGGATAGGGTATATTCCGATTTTGGGCGGCTTGTTTTTATTAATCCTAACGCGGGTGTATCGGGAACGCTTGTGGCGTGGGGACAATATGCTCCCGTAAACATTGATGTAACCGATTTAACCGCCCAAACGGTATTTTCGGACGGAGATGAAGAGGGAAACGAAGCAATCGTTGAAGAAGTGCTTTCTTATGCCAACACGAGAGAAAAAAAAGAAAATGAAGTCAATTTTCATCATACCAGAGCAACACAAATTCTTGATAATCTTTGGAATAGAATTAAAGACGAACAATTTCAATATCAAACACATCGCTCGCGTGGAGGAATGTTTAAAAGAATAAACGTACTGGGTGGCGGCGTTGACGATGAACTAATTCGTAGAGACCAATTTCCACTTGGTTAAAAATTATGCCTATTCAATATACAGTTAAAACGGGAGATACGGTAAACGCAATTGCGAAAAGATATAACGTGCCTGTTTCTGCCATGTCGGGTTTTCGTTCTAACGATCCTGATGTTATTTTTCCCGAAGAAATATTAACAATACAAACTCCGCAAGAACAACCGCAAGCTCCCGCTTCCGAAGCCGCTCCTCTTGCTCCGGCTATTGCTCCCCAGCCACAGGCAATTCCACCCTCCGGCGCGCCAGTTGTTCCTGCCGCGGCCCCACAGCAACCTCCACCTGCTCCCATTCAACCGCAACAGCCGGCCGAGGCGCAACCACCAACCCCGCAAACTTTTAAAAGAATTTTTACCACCCCGTCGGGGGTTCAAGTTCCAATGGATTTGTCCGCGGAAGCCGACGCCTTACTTGGCGGAGAAACAACGAGAAATCGGCCGCCGACTCCGCAAGACATAAATAAACAAACGGAAACTTTTTTTGAACAATTCGGCATTCAACCATCCGAACTTAAAACAGGATTTGAATTAAATCCATCTTTAACCTTGTCTTATTTGGTTAAACAAGTAATGGAAGCAACCGGGCTTCCGGATGTAAGAAGCAACATAACGAATATCTCAAAAGAAATTGAGGACTTGGCAAATGAAAGAGATAAGGAAATTCAAGACATACAGGATAATCCGTGGAAATCTGCCGGCTCAAAACAACAGCTAATACAAAGAATATCCAATGAATATGAAAATAAAATAGCCAACAGAACAAATCGCCTTACTTTAATGCAAAATGCTTATCAGGACGCGCGCCAACAGGTGCAATTCGCCGCAACCACCGCAATAAATCTTTATGACAAAGAAAGAACTTTTCGTCAACAACAACTTGAGGACACCTTAGACAGAACAGAAAAAACAGCAGAGATAGAAAGAAAACAAATAGAAGAAGAAGCAAAAGCTAAACAACTCACCTATTCCATTCAAGACGTTGGAGGAAGAACTGTCCGTTTTGGTTTTGACAAAGAGGGAAAAATAATAAGTGAAACAGATTTGGGGGCAGTGAAAGCGCCCCGGGGGGGGGAAAATCGTTTATCTTTTAAAGAAGCGCAATCTTTTGGATTGCCTTTATCGTTAGTTGGCAGAAGCGAAGCTGAAGTTGCGCAGGATTTATCAAGCGCAACTTCGCCGCCGTGGTTTAGAGATATGATACAGGGTAAATTACAAATGAGTATTATTCCTGAAGAACTTGCAAGATTATGGCGGGAATTTCAATCCAAATTAACTGTGGGTGGTGGAGAAGATAATGAAGAAGAACCTCTTTATTAATTATGCCTTCAATCTTTGAAAAAATAAATACCGCGGTGAATAAAATTACAACAGGAGCGGTTGGGGTGAATGCGGTTGGCATATATAAAAAGGGAACGCCGCCGGCGGAAGCATTGGGGGCGGCCCAAAAAGCTGGCGAAGAATTAAGAACAAAAGTCGGCGGAAAAATTGTTTCAATAGCAAATGTTATCCCTCCGACAACTCTTAATTTTTTTGCCAACATGTCAAGATTCGCGGGAGCGGCTATACAAGAAAAGGGATTACCCGTTCCAAAACCGGGGGCAAGAACTATTACGGAAGCTTTGGAAGAGAAGCCCTTTTTAAGTAAGGTTGTTGAAGAAAAAATACGAAAAATACCCGTAATCGGCAAAATTCCCGGAGTTGCGGTTGGTGGCGGTTTTCTTTCTGAATTTCTTTTACCTCCTTACGGGCCGGGAAAATCAGGAAATTTTTTAGCTGATCTGGCCAGAACAATCCTAAAAAACGAAACAAAAAATCTTTTATTAAAAGGAATTAAAAATATTTCGAAAAGCGAGGCTGATGTTTTGGCCGCAAAACTTGCTCCGATTACTAATAAAAAACTGATTCAAGCCGAATTAGATACCTTTGTTAAGTCAAAGGCAGAAATGGCCAAAATTTCGCCAAAAATAGAAGCAAGAGCGTTGCCGGTTAAGGCAAAAGCCATGCCACAAGAAGCCCAATCCATAAAGGCAGTGCAAGAATTAGCCCAAGGCCAACCATCAGGCCTAAAAACTCCGCTAATCCCGCCGGAGCCGATAGCAAGTGTTTCCAAAGCTGTTTCATACGCTGATGATACTGCAACTATCGGAAAAGGTCAAACCATTAACACTTCAAAACTTAATATCTCCGATGAAGGTAAAAAATTGATTGAGAATGAAATTGAAGCGATTAAACCGCGATTAGAGGAAAAGATAGGAAAAACATTGACGAATAAAGAAGCGCAAGAGCTTGCCGATGAATCATCAAAGATATTGAAACGCGCCGTAGGACAAGAACAGACGCTTGAATGGGAAGCGGCGATGCTGAAACTTAGGCAAAGATTGGCGCGCGCGGCAGAATCCGGGCAAGTTACGAAGGAATTTATAGATGATTTAGTGTCCGTAAAAACATTAGGGACTGATTTGGGGCGAAAATTACAATCGCTTTCAATAGAGGCTGACCCGAAACTTATTACAGCAAAGCAATCAATTCTTTCCGAGATTCTAAAAATCACCGATGACAGCGATACAATACTCAAAGCGGCTCAAGGAGTAGATTTTAATGATTTCAATCAAGCGGCGAATTTCTACCGTCAATTCATAAAACCTTCTCTTGTGGAGTGGGTTGATCTGGTTCGCTATAATTCTATGCTTTCAAGCCCGCTTACGCACATGGTAAATATCTTTTCTAACCTTACGAACTCTACGCTCCGTGCGCCGCTTACCAAACTGGTTACAGGAGGGGTTGATTTACTTTCATCTGCGGCGACCGGAAAAGCGCGGACACAATTTGCGGGTGAAGCTGGGGCGTATATTTCAGGATACCTCTCATCGTTTCAAGAGGCATTCAAGAACCTTGCGGGCGTATGGAAAGGAACGAGGCAGTATACTCATCTTGATTTACGCAGGCAGATTCCTCTCTCTACGAAGGGCGCGAAGGGCGCCTTGGTAAAAACATTATCAGTCCCTATGCGTCTTTTGGAGGGAGCAGACCAATTTTTCATGGCTCTTGTTGGCGGAGGAGAACGAGCGGCATTGAAACTACGAGCAGGAAAAGGCGTTAAGGTGAAAGCGGTAGAAGAACAAGCAGAACTGTCGGCACGATATGGGCTTTTCCGTCAGGAGCTTTTTGCCGAAGGACAGGGAACATTACTTGACGCGATTGATACGTTTACTTCAAAGGTGCTTTCGCTCCGCAATTCTCCAAATCCGATTGTTTCAACCATTGCAAAGTTTACTGTTCCATTCGTAAGTACGCCGATGAACTTATTTAAGCAAGGCATTGAGTATTCACCAATAGGATTTGCGACCGCTATTAAGTCGGTCAATAAAATTGAGCAATTTTCAAAAGCATTGATAGGAACCAGTATTGCGGTTACGGCCGGAACTCTTATTGCCGCAAATAGAATGACTTGGGGTGAGCCGAGAAACACGGCCGAGAGAAATGCGTTCAGAGAAGCGGGCATGCAACCCTACTCCGTGAAGCTGGGCGACAGATGGTATTCATACCAAAAACTGCCTCCGTTTATTTCTTTTCCGCTTTCGATGGTTGCGCTTGTGCATGACGCGCAGAAAGAAAGAAAATTGAGTGATACACAAGCGGAATTTGTGCTTTCTTCGTTTGCGAAGTACGCGGAGTTCTTGGCAGATCAATCTTACTTCAAGAGTATAGGAGATTTTTTTGACGCGATGTCCGGTAATGAGTTTGCCATCTCTCGTCTTATCGGCAACTATCCCCAGCAACTCGTACCATTCAGAGCGTTTGGAGGATGGATGGCGCGGCTTACCGATGGACTACAACGACAAATAGATAATCAAGCAGATTTTATAGATAAACAAGTTCAACTTTTAATGCTGAACGTGCCATTTGTGTCACAACGGATTCTTCCGAGAGTGGGGCCTTCCGGTGAACCGATTGAGGCAAGAGATAGATTTATCGGGGCGGTTTCTCCTATTCGGACAATCAAACAAACACCGGAAGAGATGAAGCAATTTCAAGAAACGGAAAAGTTGAGGCAACTTAACAGAGAAGAAAGCCAGCGATCCGCGATACTTAAACAAGATGCGATTACTTTAGACGCAGAATTCAAAGCGTTATCTCCTGCCGAAGCTAATATCCGCGTCCGGCAAATTAAATCCGAAAACCCCGCTCTTTATGAGAAATTAAAAGATACTGTTGAAGAACGAAAACTCGGCCTTACTTACACAGAAAAGTTAATGAAACAACTTGGCGTGAAAAATGGTGAGCGGGCAAAATATATCCACGAGCAGATTATGAAACTTCCGCAACCAGAACGGCAGAAGTATTACGAAGAATTGAAAATGAAAAAGATTATATCTACAACTGTTGTCGGGCAGTTAAAAACGATGATATTAAAAATAAAAAAATAATGGACAATCAAACTCTTCAGATTTTACTTGATATTTCCCGTGAAAACTCAAAACATATTGAGATTCTTAATCGTGAAATGGGTGAAGTTGTGAGCGAAATCGCGATAATAAAATGGTTTATCGGCGCGAATGTCATTGCTTGGATTGGAGTAATCACAAGCGCGATTTGGCAAATAATTATAAAAAAATAATTATGTCCAATTATGAAACATCTGTTCGTTCTGGCTTGGCTCACCATTATAATCATTTCCGCTCTTTCCCTTTCTTGGGCCGGAGTATTCATTTGGAGGGTGATCTTCAAACTCTATGAGTGAAAAAGTTATCCACAGGTAAAACTCTTGATATAATAGACACAATAATTTAAAATGAAATTGTAATTATATCTTTTTATCATGTCCACGTTGGGTAACATTATTATCAGAAAAATAACCTTAGCTGACAGGGTTAAAATCGTAAAGCAATATCAAGAAGGAAAAGGAATTTCGGATTTGGCAAAAAAGCACAAGGTTAATTGTTCATCAATAAGATATTATCTTAAAAAGGCAAATGTTATAAAATCTGTTCGTAAATATACTTATGCGGACTATCTTAGCAAAGAACAAGCACGAGAGAAAAAGACGCTACAATGTCAGCACCCTTCGCTCAAATGCGGAGTGTGCGGAAAATTTATTGATAATCTAAAATAAAAGTTATGGATAATTATGAAACCCATTATTGTTGCGATGAGATTTTAGAGAGAGAGGGCGGCAAGGCGCAATGCTGTGAATGTTCCGGCCATAAATGTAAAAATAACGAGGATGACGAAGAAACCGAATGCCCTGAGTGTGGCGGAGAACTGATTAAGGGAAAATGTAAAAATTGCGGTTTGTGTTTTGGTTGCTGATTATGATAAAAAAATCCAAAAAACTTTATCTTGTCAAACGAGAAATATGGGCGGAAGATATACAACAAGCCGCTTTAAAACACGGGGAAATTTATGAGATTCAGTTGGCAGAGGGATATTTACAAGATCAAGATGAAGTGAAAAATAAAAAAATCGGATTCAACAAGAATAATAAAAATGCTTAATCCTTTACCAAATTCAATTCTCCAAAAATACCCCGAAGGTTCTGTTACGCAATGGTTTGGCGAAAACAAAGAGCTTTATCTTAAGGCAATCGGAATGCCCGGACATCCCGGAATAGATATTTTTCAGCCCTACGGCACACCAATCATCGCCCCGTATGATGGCAAAATAAGCGGCGTATTTTTTCAGACAGATAATAAAATCGGCGGCAATCAGATTGATTTGTTTTCTGATTTTCAGCCATCTGATTTTCAGCCGGATGGTTGGGTGTATGAAACGATGTTCGCTCATTGCTCGAAAATTCTTGTCCAAAAAGACCAACGAGTTAAGGCGGGAGACATAATCGGCAAGGTTGGAAATAGTGGTTTTGTTGTGTCGGGTGGTATTCAATACTGGCAAAACTCCAATCCAGACAATCGCGGCACGCATCTTCATCTCGGCCTGCGGCTATGGAAGCCAATGCGCCAAGGCGATATGGAATCATTGGTTATTCAAAATTTTGATAATGGCTTTCACGGATGGATTGACCCGATGTCCCACTTGACCCTTCCGCCCAAAAACGCTACAATGAAAGATATGCACTACATCATAGACATCAAGAATAATCAGTATTTGCTTATTCCTGAATTGAAATTGGCATTGGCCATCGCCGACGAGATAGAATTAAAAGTCTTACAAGAGCGGGGGCTTACAGGAGAGCCGGAAAGGATAGCGGGAGACGTCGGTTATGACGATGGATACATAATTTATCCGCTTGTCAATCAAGAGCGGCTTCGGGATATATTTAAT